CCAAAGAACACTTGGTTTTTGACAACCCCAGATAGAAAATATATATCAGATCCATCAGGTAGAGCTCAAGGGGCTTATGCTGCTGGNACTGTTCAAGTTATGGAGCTTTCTGAAATTATTGAATCTATCCCAGATATAACTAAAGAAGAGATTGATCACCTAAGAGCATCTTTACAAGACTATGGGCTTATTAATGTTCGTGAATCAAACCTTGGTAATCCTGATGCTATACCTGGACAAGACTCTATACAATATGATACATTTGACCCTTTAGTCCTTCAAACAAGAATGATTATTGAAAGTGAGATGAAAGAGAACAATGATGGACTAAAAGATTTTTTAGGGTTAACTAATAATGTTAGTTCATTTGGGTATAAATATGTTGTTGTTCGTTCATATTGGATTTCTAAAAAGAAAATAGGTAAACTTATTTATATTGATGAATTAGGTAATGAACAATCTACATTAGTAGACGAAAATTATAAATCAGGTACAATTCCTACACAACAGTCTTTAGAATGGGGTTGGGTTAATCAATGGTATCAAGGAATTAAAATTGGCCCAGATATCTATCACATTAAACCATTTAAACTTCTTAACTATTGTCCTATAGTTGGAACTACTTATGAGGTGAANAATACAGAAGCAAAAAGCTTAGTGGATTTAATGAAACCTTTCCAAGTAATATATAATGTTTGTATGAATCAGCTTTATAAACTTCTTGAGAAAGAGGTTGGTAAAGTNCAACTTATGTCATTAAGACACATACCCATNCCTAAAGATGGAGATGCTCAAGATGCTTTGGATATCTGGGAAATGGAAGCACGTAATAGAGGAGTAGTATTTGTGGATGATAGTCCAGAAAATATGAAATCCCCTAGTTCATTTAACCAATTTACAGCTCTTGATCTTACACGTACACAAGAAATACAATCTAGATACAATCTTGCTCAACAAATGAAAATAGAATGTTGGGAATTAGTTGGTATGTCAAAACAGCGTATGGGTTCTATAACAGCCTCTGAAAGTGCTACAGGTACTAATGCTGCAATACAACAAAGTTATTCACAAACAGAGCCTTTATTTGTTGCACATGAATATGTCTTAGGACAATTGTATCAAGCAATTATTGATGCCTCTTTATATGTAGAATCCTCAAAACCACAATCCACACTGTCATATATCACTTCTGAAGGAGAATCTGCCTTTGTACAAGTAAATGGGTCAGATCTTAAATTTCGTGACTTAAAAGTCTTCCTAACAAACCGACCAGAAGATACACAAATGTTTAATGAATTAAGACAACTAGCACAACCTTTAATGCAAAATGGTGGATCTTTATATGACGTAATTGAGTTATATGGAACTAAGAGCATGAGAGAAATGAAAAAAACATTTAAAGATTTAAGAGATCAACAACTTGCTCAACAACAACAAGCTCAACAAATGGAGCAACAAAAAATTGAACAACAAGGTCAAATTGCTCAAGCTCAAATGCAACAAGCTATGCAACAACAACAAGAGCAAATTGCAAATGATAATTACCAAAAAGAACTTGATAGAATCAACAAAAAAGAAATTGCTCTTATTCAAGCTCTTGGAAGAAATGAAAATGCTACTGCAGATNTNGATAATTCTGGAGTGGCAGATGCTCTTGAGGTAACTAAACTAACACAAGAGGAAAATAAAGCCACTCAAGCTTATCAATTAAAAATGCAAGAAATCCAAAGTAAATTAAAAGAGTCTAGTGACAAAAAACAAATAGAAATGGAAAAATTAAAAGTGGCTAGAGAAAATATGGTGAATGATCTTCAAGTTGCAAAAGAGAACGCAAAAGGTAGAAATAACAAAAAAAGTTAAAAAAAGTTAATAAAGAAAAATATTAATGCTATATTATGCCAAAAAATTAAATGAAATAGGCCCATTATGCTTTGATATTAAAAATTCTAGTTTTACTTTTACATCAATAAACCAAATAAAATACAACTAAATATGGCTGATAATACAGATAACCTATCTATGGGTAGTTTTAGTATTCAAGATACTATGGAAATGGGTTCAGGTAACCAAGAATTACTTCAAGGTTTATATGAACCAGAAACTGCTTCTACCAATCCAGAAGATGTAGAACCTATTATTAAAGATGCTTCTCCTACTTCTCCACCAGTTAAACCAGATGTTCCTAAAGGTAAAGATATAGTTCCTCCTTTAAGTGTTGATGGAAAAACAGATGAAGAAAAGCAAGAAGGACAATCTTTAATTGCTGATTTTTTAAGTGATAGTGATGAGGAAGAAGAAGGTTCACCAAAACCCACTAAACCTATAGTTACTAATAGTGATGAGGAAGGGGATGAACCACAAGGAACACAATTCACAGCACTTGCTAATGACTTATTTAAGTTAGGAGTATTTTCTAAAGATGAAGATGAAGATGTAACAATTAACTCTGCTGAAGAGTTTTTAGAAAGATTTGAAACTGAAAAGAAAAAAGGAGCTACAGAAATAGTAGAAAACTTTATTGGACAATTTGGAGAAGATTATCAAAATGCATTTGAAGCTATATTTGTAAAAGGAGTTGATCCTAAGGAATATTTTGGTACATATAACCAAGTGATTAATTTTGCTGAAATGGATCTTTCTGATGAAAACAATCAGATAAGAATTATGAAACAAACACTTACAGATCAAGGATTTGATTCTGAAGATGTAGAAACTGAAATCGAAAGATTAAAAAACTACGGAGATTTAGAAAGTGTAGCAGCTAAACATCATAAAGTGTTAGTTAAAAAAGAAGCTGTTAAATTGCAGCAAATGGAGCAACAAGCTGAGCAGACACTTAGACAAAAACAGNTTGTTAAAAATCAGTATATAACTAATGTNCAAAACATCTTACAAGAGAAGATGAAAGCAAAAGAATTTGATGGTATTCCATTAAATCCAAAATTAGCAACNGAACTACAAGATTTTATGTTAGTTGATAAATGGAAAACACCTTCTGGTGAAACATTGACTGATTTTGATAGAGCTATTTTAGATTTAAAAAAACCTGAAAATCATGAGATGAAAGTTAAGTTGGGGCTTTTATTAAAAGTATTAGAAAAAGATCCTACACTATCCACAATTCAAAAAACAGGAATCAGTAAGAAAACAAATGAATTATTTAGTGAAGTGGCTAGACAAAAATCTAAAACACCTAACACAGTTTCTTCTAGTTCAGGGGCATCTAAATCATGGTTTCTATAAACTTAATTAATAATAATAAAAACGAATAAAAATGGCAATTCAAACAATCCCAGGGTTAACGGGTTTTACCTACGCTAGGGTAGCGTCTATGGACAAGCGTGCTGTAGGTAAACTTACAGACTCAAATCACTTAGAGAGTTTTCACTCTACTGAGCCTGCTGACTATGATAAGAAAATTATTTCCTTATATACACAGAGCTCTTTGTATAGTAATGACTTTTTAGACATGATTAACAAAAGCACACCTTATTACATTGATAATAATAGTGATGCATGGAAATGGCAAATCGCAGTTCCTTACAAATTCCCAAAAATTATTGACATCCCAACTACCACTCAAGATTTAATTGAAGAAGGTAAAACAGGTATTGATGGTCAAGAATTTCAATTAGTATTAGATACTAATGAGTTTTCTAAAAATGCTATCATTTCTGTAGGAACTCGTCAGTATGGTCCACGTTTTTATGTAATCAAAGATCCAATGCCTTGGAATAATGGTTACTTATATACGTTTACATTAGTAACTGATAATCCAACAATTGATTTTGTAGCTCCTATATTTTTACAAATTGGAGTTGAATTAGAATTAGTTGATGCAGCTATTGGTGAATTTTGATCAAGATTTACTAGGTCTTCCTAGATTAGGTGAGCAAATCACTATGTTTGAATCTTTAGGTTCTGCATATGGATATGAGCACAAAATTACAGAATGGGCTGATGACAAAATGATGAGAGATGCTTCTGGTAAACCATTAGATATTTTGGTATATGCTCCACAAATACGTAATCAAATGCCTTTAACTCGTAATGATGTTAAATGGGAACCATTTATTGAGTTCTGGATGCGTAAATCTATGATTGAGCTTAAAGTTAAACGTATGATTTGGGCTAAGCCTGGAACAGTTAAAACTAATGGGTCTAAGCAAGAAGTTAAACGTACATCTGCAGGTGTTTACCACAGAATGCGTAACAATGGAAACTTAGTACAATATAACAGAGGAGAATTTTCTGCAAACTTAATTCGTTCTGTATTTGGAGATTTATTCTATAGAAGAGTGGATGTTAAAGACAGAAGAGTTAAAATGTATACTAATGAGGCTGGATTCGATGTATTCCAACAAGCTCTTAAAAATGATGCATTAAATTCTGGTCTTACATTTATGGCAGATAGCGGTAATCGTTATTTACAGGGTGAAGGACAACACATCACTTATAACTTTGCCTTTGATGCAATGGTTACACGTGAGACTGGTAGAGTTGAACTAATCCACTTGAAAGAATTAGATTTACCACAATCTAACTTAGAATTTGGACAAAACAAAAAATCTACTCCTGTATTCATGGTGTTTGATGTTTCTCCATCTTCTGATGGATCTATGTTAAACAACATTAGAGAAGTGAGAATGAAAGGTGCTCCTTCTATGACTTGGGGTTATATTGATGGTACTCGTCACCACTTAGGTTTTGCTAAGTCTCAAGGTATGAGTTCAGCTAACAAATTCCCAGGATATGAAATTTGGATGAAAGACAGATGTGATGTATTTATTGAAGATTTGTCAAGAACTGTGTTGATTGAAGAAATCCCACAATTCTAATAATAACAGTAGTTGCTACGCCAAGAAGAACAATTACTCAATTTGAGTTGTAGGCGCACCAGAGTAACTCTTTTTCCGAGAAAAATCCCCTCAACTCCTCTCCCTCCTAGAGGGGATTGATCTCAAAAAGAGTGTTTGATATGGATAGTATCCAGGATCAAGTTCCTTCGATGGAACCACTCTACAAATCGTGTGGTGGTAGCAGTTGGTTAGCTCGCTAGGCTCATAAATTTATAAAAATGGCTTATAAAAATAAAGAAGATCAAGCAAAAGCTGCAAAAAAGCATTACGAATTAAATAAAGATAAAATTAAAAATAGAACAAAGTTAAATAATGCTGAAGTATTAGAAAGAAATAAAAACTTTGTTTGGGATTATTTAAAAACGCATGAGTGCATTGATTGTGGAGAAAAAGATCCTGTGGTTTTAGAATTTGATCATAAAGATACTTTGACTAAAAAATTTTCTATATGTGATGGTGTTAGAAGAAAAATGTCACTAAACAGTATATTAGAAGAAATAAATAAGTGTGAAGTGAGATGTGCAAATTGTCATAGAAGAAAAACAGCAACTCAATTCAACTATTATAAAATTAAATAGTGTGGTAGACTGGAGGGGTTTTAGCTCAGTTTCGTAAGCTGAAGTACGAGGGTTCGAGTCCCTCCCACGCAACTAAAATAAACCAAATATTAATTAAACTACATTATGGGCAAGTTAGGAAAAATTTCTACAATTAAACGTGAATACAATAGTTCACAGTTACAAACAATGGATAGTAATTTAGCACAGAAAGGAATGACTAGGATACCTGGAACAGGTGTATTCAAGTATCCATATAAAGAGCTAGATGGTAAGTACAGAACAGGATTAGATCCAGAAGCATCTTATATTAAAAGAATTGCTGATCCTACAGAAAGAGAATTAGAAATTGAAAGAGTTAAAAATCTTCGTAAAAAACTAGAAGAGTCTTTAGGAGATATTGATTTAGGACCAAGATCTAAATTTTGGAACTATGGATTATCAACATCTACAGATGATCAAATGCATGTACAACCAGTTAAATTATTAGATGGTGACAATTATTTTGATTTTACAATTCCTTTTCAAGAATTAGCTTTTGCTTGGTTGAGAGTTCACCCAACAATTGCAAGCTCTTATCAAGCTTGGGAAAGAGGTGAATATGCTGCAGATACACAATTCTATGTTGTAGATGATGAAATTGAAAGTGCTATTGTTTATAAGAAAAAACAATTAATTAATAAAGCTATTACTAAGTTTGAAGGAATGAGTCCAGATAAACGTAAAAAAGTAGCTAGGTTATTAGGATTACCTGTAACTGAAAATACAAAAGAAGAAGTTGTTTATAACCAGGTAGATAATGTCCTAAAGCAATCAGAATTTAAATCTGGTAATTTCCAAGGATTAAATCCAGTAGAAGTATTTAACAGGTTTGCTGATATGAAAGAAAATTTGCTACATATTAAAGATTTAGTTAAACAAGCAATTAATCATTCCATTTATAGAGTGAAACCAAGTGGTAAAGTATATGAAGGAGAGTTTGAAATTGCAAAAGATGAAGAAGATTTGGTTAAATTTTTAGCTGATGATGATAATCAAGATGAGTTACTAACTCTTGAAGGAAAATTAAAAACTAAAAAACTAGCTGCTATTTAGTAGCTAGTTTTAAAATATAAAAGAATATGATACCAGTAGATAGTTTATTATATAAAATAGATCAAAAACTAAATAAACTGTCAACTAATGAGCATCAACAAATTCAATTAGAGGATAAAATTTTAGCTTTAAATGAAGCTCAGATTAAATTAATAAAACAAAAAGTTGATGGTATTAGTGTTGTGAGTGGGTTAGGTATGGATTCATTTAAAAAACGTTATGAAGATTTACAANGTCTTGTAATAAATTATGAACACCAACCTTTAAATCTTACATTAAAAAATTCTGACATAAATGAGTGGACTGCTGATATAAATCAATTAACTCCAAAATATATGTTTTATTTGGATAGTTATATTTTAGCAGAAAAGGGTAGATGTAAAAACAGAAAAATTTGGATTAATAGAGATCTTGCAAAACGAGGGGACCTTCAATTTATTTTGAACAATACTCATTACAAGCCTAGCTTTGAATATCAAGAAACATTTAATCTTTTATCATCAGATGAAATATCAGTGTTTACTGATGGAACATTTACTCCTAATACAATAAAAATAATGTATATGAGATATCCACAATACATTAATAAAGAAGGATATATAATGTTAGATGGTGCTGATTCTTTTAACCAAGATTGTGAGTTAGAAGAATATTTAGAAGATGAGTTGTTGGATCTTACAGTGCAAAATTTAGCAATGTACACAGAAAATAATTCAGCAGCACAAAGTGCCCAATTTAGAATACAAACAAACGAATAATATTAACATTTAAATAAATAACAAAATGGCTGATTTTTCATTAACCACATTATTTGTGGTTCCAGTAGGGCAAACTTCGCTCCCTAGCTCTGGTTCAACCCAAGACCTTTTACCAGGTATTGTGGGAATTTTTAATAAAGATTACGCAACAGTAGATGATACTACTATTGGTAACTCTCCTTACTTCTACATTGCACAAGGTAGAGAAAACACTTATTTGCAAGGATCTAAAAGATCTGATAAAATTGCAGGATGTGTAGAAGGAGCAGCATGTAAATCAAATGTAACTGAGTGGTATAAAGTAACTGGATGTCCAATCCCAGTTAACCAAGTTACAGATGTAACTGATTTTAATGTAAAATGTGGTGACATTGTAACTTTAACTTTACGTGCTCATTCATCTTATATTGATACATTGTACTTCAATGGATTTACAAGATCAGTAACTGTACAAGCACCTTGTTGTGATTGTGGTGGTGATCCTTGTGACACAGTTGATGTACCTGCATTAATTGACCAATTCATTGCTAAATTAGAAGCACAAGCTCCAGGTATTAACCCTGACAATATTAGCTTTAACAACTTCTATACATTTGAAAGAATTGGAAATGATGCAAATGCAATTTTAAGAATTGCTGGAAAACCATTAACTAAATATGGTGTACCTTGTGATGTTGCTGCATTCCCACATGAATATGATAGAATGTACTTTAGAACATTTGTGTATGATGGTCCTGCAACTACAGCTGACTTTATTGTTGCTGATAATTGTAACATTGTAGCTACAGCAACTGTAGTTCAAAATTCTAACTATCCTACAGGAACTTCTGAAGAAATTGCTCAACTAGAGAAAAATTACTACAGCTACCAAGCAGGGTATTTGAAACATTTATACAGAATGGCTGGATACAATCAAAACTTTGAGTCTTTTGTATCTACGTCAACTGCATATGACACATTCTACATTAAATTTAATGAGTATGACAAATCTGCATATTCTTGGGGTGATTACATTAAAGAAGATGCAATGGTAATTATTGCTGCTCCTTCTGATAGTGCAATTTCTACTAGTATTCAAGAAGTGTTAGAAGCTGCTTTAGGTGAAGTGGTTAGCAACAATGTTTGTTTACCTCCTGTAACTACAACAACTACAACTACTGAATTAATTTAGTAGTAGTTTTAATAACTAATAAAAAAGGGGAAGGAAAGAATAATGCTTTCTCTTCCTCTTTTTTTATTAAAAAAAAATAAAAAACATGCCAACATTAAATTTAGATTTTTTAGTTGTTCCTACATATAATGTAAACACTATGATGATTGTTGATAGCTCAGTGTATACAACAGACCCTCCAGTAGTTAGTTCTCCTACAATAGAAGTAACTCCTCCAGGATTTGAAACAGCTGTATTACCTTTCTCTGTAGATAATTATAATATTTTTACAACTGTTAATCTTAATATTACAGAAGAAACAAATCAAGCCTTACCTGATGGTATATATCATATAAAATATTCTATAGCTCCTGCTTACGAAAATTTTGTAGAAAAATCTATTATGAGAGTTGATAAACTTCAAGAAAAATTTGATGAAGCTTTTATGAAGCTTGATATGATGGAATGTGATAGAGCAATTAAAAAACAATCAAAAGAAACACTATCTAGTATTTATTTTTTTATTCAAGGAGCTATAGCCGCAGCAAATAATTGTGCTTCAGTTGAAGCTTTAAAACTTTACAATCAGGCAAATAAAATGTTAACTAATTTTATGAAAAATGATTGTGGGTGCTTTGGAAATAATTATTAATTTTTAAAACCAAAATATTATGGCAACATGTAAAAATTGTAATACATCTGTAGGATGTGGGTGTCAATTAAAACAAGGGCTTTGTTCTAGTTGTTATTCTCTATTAAATAAATTAAAAAAAGCATTTAAATTATGTTAACTCCTAGATTAACAAATTGCCCACAGTGCGCAGATATACCCACTTTAATTTCAGAAATTGATTGTAAATTATCTGAACTAAGTGGAGCATTATATAACAACACTGTATATATGTTAAATAAAACAATAAATAAAGAAGCTATTTTTGATTTATTAAACTACAAAAAAATACTTATGTATAAAATATGTAATCTTGATTATGCTGGAAACTTTACAGTTAATATGATTGCTAATAGAATTAAACTTTTAAAATATAAATAAAATGAGTTGCAATAATTGTTTTAATGGTTGTGCAGATATAGTTTCAGATAAATGTGTAAAGTATACTGGTATAGATATACCTTTCTTAGGGATCACAAATGGTGATACCCTTCTTCATGTTGAAGAGGCATTAATTAATTTTTTAGTTCCAGCAGTAAATGGAACTGGAATATTTCCAAATATAGATAAACAATATATATGTGATTTAGTAAATCAGTATTTACCAAGTTGTTCAACTTGTACAACATTCACTTTAAATGATATATTAACAGCTTTAGTAAGAGCTNCGTGTAATTTACAGTTACAAGTAAATTCTGTTGCAAATGAATTAACAGTGTTAAATGCTCCATATAGTATTGGATGTTTAACTGGAGTNACAACTAACACTGACACTCATGACATGNTACAGGCTGTAATTAATAAAGTTTGTTCATTACANNTAGATATTACAGCATTAACATTAAGTTTATCTGGGTATGTAGAATTAGNAGATTTNGATGNTNTAATNCAAGGATATATAAACAGTTCAGGACAAAATACATTAATTAAAAATAGAATGGTTCCTTATGGTGTTGTTCCTTATTATGGACCAATAACATACTTTGATGGGTCAGGTGCTGGTATAGGAGATTGGGATAGAATATTTTT